TGAACTAACTGAGGTCAGTCCTAATCTTGGCGGAATTGGGTCGGTTAGATTTAATATGTCCAATCTTTTTGAAGAAGATCAATTCCCAGGTCAATTTGATGCTGTAAATTCCACTGCAAGAATAACGGCACAAAAACATTTCCCCACCTTTAGTAGTGATTTAGTTCTTAATAATTACGTTATAGGAGAAACTGTCACCTCAGAATCTGCAACTGGAGTAGTTGAAGATTGGAATCCTATCACATCTATCGTTAGAGTATCCTCCAAGGACAACTTCGCAGTTGGAGAAAAGATAACTGGCAAATCATCTAGATTTGTCAGCATTGCTTCTTCTGCAACTTCATTTGAAACTTATCTCGAATATGATGCAGCATCAAAAGTTGTTAGGGGATGGCAAAGTGATTCTGGAGAACTTAACTACAATCTTCAAAGAATTCAAGACAATTTTTATTATCAAAAATTCTCATATTCTCTTAAATCCGAAGTCCCATATGATACTTGGAATGACGTTGTTTCATCAACCAACCATACTTTAGGATATAAAAAATTCTCCGATTATCAGTTAGAATCTACAAATTCTAATCAAATGTCAGTTGGACTGTCTACTGAACTTGGATCTGTAGATACGGTAAATGATTTGAATGGATTTGGTAATTTAAATTGTGTTGCTGACTTTGATTTGGTGACAGAAAATAATATTAACTCGGGAACAATATCCGATGAAATGATATTTGCTAATAGAATCCTAACGGACTATTTTGAATCTGTCGGAAACAGGGTTCTTTCTATTGATGATATTAGTGGAGAATTTAACAGTGAACCAAGATTAACTCCGTTTAGTGTTATTAACACGTTCAGTCTCTCTGATGCAAGAGCATTAAAATATGTTACTTATGTTAGAGATAAGAGATATACTCAGGAAAGACAACTTCTTATTGTGGATTTGGTTCATGATGGCGTAAGAGCATATATGAATCAATACGGAAGAATTGAAACTCAATATGATCAAGGTTCTTTTGACTTCTCTGTTAGTGGAACAGATGGTCAATTGCTATTCTATCCAACTAAATCTACTGTTAATGACTATAATGTAACTACATTATCTTACAATATTAGTGGTATCGCAACTGTAGGAACTGGAGGTACTTATTTTGGTAGCGGTGTTTTAGTAGACACTTCTAGCACTGAAGTCACTTCTGGTTCCAGTTCTACGATTGTATCGATAGCGAGTACATATAATTCTGCTAAAGTTTTGGTATCTATCAATCCAGATTCTACACAGAATGATAAATTTGAGATGGTTGAACTTAATGTCACTCATGATGGAACTACAGTAGAGTTACTTGAATTTGGTCAACTAACTACTGGGGGATTTGATTCTTTTTCTGGTGGTGTAGGACTCGGAACTTACTCTGCGGCAATATCAGGAAGCAATTTGGAAATTGATTTCCATCCTGGAGTAAGTATCGCGACTACATGTTTAGTGAACACTGTTCAAGTTGCATTGTCTCAAAATACTTCTGGAATTGGAACAACTAAATTACAATTTGCTGAAATTGATGGAAGGACAACCAGTATTTCTGCCTCTGGAACTCCTGGAGTTACAACTGTCTCTCAATATGGTAATGATTACGACTCTGCATACTTCATAGCACAGGTTGCTGATACAACTAATGGTAGATATCAGATTTCTGAATTAGTTGTTGTTGATGATTATATTGATGCGACAAATTCATATGACACCTATTTCACCGAGTATGGTAATGTTGAAACTGGTGTGGGATTAGGAACGTTTGGAACTAGTATTGATAGCACTGGTACGGTCTCTCTTCTGTTTACTCCAAATGCAAGCATTGCTACAAAAGTAACTGTATTTAAAAATGCAGTTACTCTTGATCAAGACACTAACCTAGGAGTTGCGATTACTTTCAGTAACGCTTCTATTGGAGGAGAATTTGGTACTTATGAAGGAACCGAATCAGATATTACGAGAGCATTTGGATTAACCCATGAAAATAATGAGATTTTTGAAAGATACTTCACTGGGAATGATAGTTCTATTGTTAATGTAACAAGTAATACTATTACTATTCCAAATCACTTCTTTGTAAGCGGTGAGAAGATTGAATATGTTCACGTTGGAACTGCTTCCTCTGCTGTTGGAATCGCTACAACATCCTTCGTTGGTGCTTCAAATACAACATTCTTACCTGGAGAAAATATCTTTGCAGTTAAGGTTGATGATAACAATATTAAGATTGCGGCTAGTGCTGAAAAAGCACTTAAAGATGTTCCTGAAATAGTAGAACTTGAAAGTGTTGGTATTGGAACCTCTCATAGATTTGTGGCAACTAATCAGAATGCTAAGATTATGGTTGCTATTGATAATCTCATACAATCTCCTATTGTTGCTACTTCAGTAACTACCGGATTGTCCACAAATACAACCATCTTTGAAAACATAGTTAAATTTAGTGGAATAACGTCATTCTTTGGATCTGATCTAATCAGAGTTGGTAGTGAGATTATGAAAATTGAAGGTGTTGGTATCGGCAGCACCAATTTCATAAAAGTCCGTAGAGGATGGTTGGGGACTAAAGTTGCCGCTGCTGGAACTCATGCTTTAGTTACTAAAATTACAGGAAACTACAATGTTGTAGATAATGTCCTTAATTTTGTAGAAGCACCTTTTGGAAATACTCCCATTGGTTCCACAACTAATCCACCAGATCAAAGAGACTTTGTTGGAATTACAACAAGTTCTACTTTCCAAGGAAGAAGTTTTATTAGGTCGGGAATAACTGGAGGATCTAATAATGCTTACAATAAAAATTATATCTTTGATAATGTTAATGACCAGTTTAATGGAACGACTAATCAATTTACTTTAGAACAATCTAGTAGTAATATAACGGGAATTACTGATGAAAATGCAATTATTCTAGTTAATGATATTTTCCAAGTTCCTTCTTCGGATAAAGATTATGTTTTATCTGAGAATTCTGGAATTACTTCTATAACATTTAATGGTACTTCTCCACAAACTCCTCTTGGACCTGATGTAGGAATTTCTAGTTTCCCTAAAGGTGGAATTATAGTTTCTGTTGGTTCGACTGAAGGATTTGGTTATCAACCTTTGGTTTCTGCTGGTGGAACTGCAATCATCTCTGGATTTGGTACTATCTCTTCTATCAGTATTGGTAATAGTGGGTCTGGATACAGATCTGGTATTCAAACAACTGTCAATGTAGGGGTTGGGACTTCGAGCACTGGAACAGGAAACATTCAATTCGTTGGAGTTGCTTCTATCAGTAATGGACACATTGTAAGTGTTGCAATTACAAATCCAGGAACAGGTTACACTCATACCAATCAACCGTTTGTTGTATTTGATGATCCCTTATCATATTCCAATATGCGTTTATTCTACAGTTCTTCTTCTCCTGCTGGAGTTGGAACTGAAGCAACTATCGATGTTGTAGTTGGTAATGGATCTAGTGTAGTTGATTTTCAGATTGATAATACTGGATATGGGTATAGAGATGGTGCCATTTTAACAGTTGCAATCGGAGGAACAACAGGAATACCAACTACATCATCCTATTCTGGGAATGAGTTCCAAGTTACTGTTGATGAAATTGCAGACGATAAGTTTGCAGGTTGGTCTGTAGGAACTTTACAGGTTCTTGATAATATTGAAGACCTTATTGATGGAGTAAGAAAAGATTTCCCACTTAAATTGAACGGAGCAATTACTTCAATTGTTTCTTCTCCAGGTTCAAAAATCGATGTTCAAGATGTATTAATTATTTTTGTAAATGATATTTTACAAGAACCAGGTGTAGGATATGAATTTGCAGGGGGAAGCACACTCACCTTTACCGAGGCATTAAAGATTGGTGATATTGTTACCATTATTTTCTATAAAGGAAATGGTGATAGTGACGTTATTTTTAGAGATGTGATCGAAACGGTTAAGAAAGGTGATACATTACAATTAAAACATATGGCAGGTTCTCAAGCACAAAGTCTTGATGAAGATGAAAGAAGTGTTCTTAACATTCTTTCAACCGGCAATGTTGCAACAAATCCTTACTTTGGACCAGGAAATACTAATGATGTAACTTTAGTAAGACCAGTTACCTGGTGCAGACAAACTGAAGATAAGATTATTGATGGTATTCCAACAGGAAAAGATAGGGAACTCTATGAACCCATTATTAATCCAACAGCATATATTATTAAAAATGTTGGTATAGGTTCAACTGCAGTATATGTCGATAGTCTGAGACCACTATTTAATCCTCAAAACGAGGCAGCAGACTTACAGTTCCAAAATAAAATTAAATTTATTGCTCAAGAACCAAAAGTTGGTGCATCTGCAACAGCTGTTGTTTCTGGGTTTGGAACTATTTCTTCCGTTGTAATATCTGATGGTGGTGTTGGATATAGCACTGCAACAGTAAGTTTCGGTTACACCTCTGCGTCTAGAGCATTTGGTACAGTTACCATAAGTGCTGGTGGAACTGTAACTGGTGTTGCAATTACCTCCCCCGGAGTTGGTTATACATATACAAGCGTGCCTACTGTTCTTATCTCTCCTCCAGGACATACTGAAGAGGCATGTAGTGTAAATACTTATTCTGGTGATAATGGTATTGTTGTTGGATTTGGAACCACTGTTGGTCCAAAACTAATCTTTGACATTCATGTTCCATATGATTCTTTCCTCAGAAATACAGTTGTTGCTGGAACTGCCGTTACAATAACATCTATTCAAGCAAATGATTACTTCATGATTAAAAAATCCAACGTTGGTGTTGGATCTACATTTGTAGACGGAATATATGAGGTCGCTAGTATTGAAACATTTGAGAGAGATGTTGTTGGAATATCAACGACAGTTAAGAGATTATTTGTTGACGCTACCATTGTTCCTTCAGGATACTCTTCTGGAATTACAACTTCTGATACTGGTTTCGGTGACTTTAGTTGGGGAAGAATTGATGTTTCCTCAAGAGATCTCACAAGTTCTTATACTGCATATACTTCTGGTATAACTACTTCGACTAAAGTAGTTAGGACAAACTTCTTGAAGTCTAAAAATTATACCACAAACTCCTAATAAATAAAGAAAAACCTGCGTCAAATGGCTGCTATTATAACGGATCAGATTAGGATATTAAATGCAAAGAATTTTATTGCTGGAGTGAATAATTCCAGCAACTCTTATTATTCTTTTGTTGGGTTGCCTAATCCTACAGATTATCAAAGTGATTGGGATACTGATCCTCCTGCACCTAAAGATAATTTTGATCAAGAGAATGATTATTGGGATACAATGATTGCTCTCAAGAAAATTGAAAGTTCTGATGCAAATCAAGTAGTTCCAAAAAGAACATGGAGTTCTGGTACTGCCTATGACATGTATCGTCATGATTATAGTAGAACTAATACAGCAAAGATTTCTGGATCAACTTCATTATATCTTGCAAATTATTTTGTAATGAATAGTGACTTTAGAGTTTACATTTGCCTACACAATGGAATAGACCCAGATAATCCTACAGGAAAGGCATCTTTGGATGAACCAACTTTCACTGATTTGGAACCAAGAAGTGCAGGGACTAGTGGTGATGGATATATTTGGAAATATTTGTATACTATTAAACCAAGTGAGGTAGTAAAATTTGAGTCTACCCAGTATATGCCAGTCCCAGCAAATTGGGGAACTGCAACTAATAATGCAGCAGTTAGAGATAACTCTATTGATGGTAGTATTAAAATTGTGACTATTACTAATCGTGGAATTGGTTTAGGAACGGCAAATGCAACTTATACGGGAGTTCCTATCCGTGGAGATGGAACTGGAGCAGAATGTACTATTGTAATCAATGGCAATCAACAAGTAGGGCAAGTAATTGTTTCTAATCAGGGTTCCGATTACACTTATGGAAATATTGATTTGGTTGCTGGTGGAGTTCCTACAGGAACCACTAGACCAACCTTTGATGTAATTATTCCTCCACAAGGAGGACATGGTGCAGACATTTATAGAGAATTGGGAGCATACAATGTTCTTCTCTATTCTAGAATTGAAAATGATAATGAAAATCCAGATTTTATTACTGGAAACCAAATATCTAGAATTGGAGTTGTAGAAAATCCAGAACAGTTTGGTTCATCTTCAAAATTAGAATTGAGTAAAGCATCTGCTGTAAATGCACTTAAATTAGTAGGAACTGGGTATAGCACTGCAACCTTTACAGCAGATGCATATTTTACTCAAACGGTATCCACAGGATCAACTGCTGTAGGAAGAGTTGTTAGTTATGACCAGACCACTGGAGTTCTTAAATTTTGGCAGGACAGAAGTCTTGCAGGATTTAATACTGTTGGAACAGCACAAACTCAACCTACATATGGATTTGATTTAACCGAATTTACATCAACTCCCGGAACAGGTGGAAGTTTATCCATCAGTCCATCTACTGGTTCAAATTTAAATATTGATGAAAACTTTACTGGTATATCTACGGTAATAAATAATCGTACTTACTATCTTGGTCAGAGTTTTACGAGCGGTGTTGCCAGTCCTGAGGTTAAAAAACACTCTGGAAATATTATTTACGTTGACAACAGACCATCTATAACCAGATCGTCAAACCAAAAAGAAGACATAAAAGTTATTTTGCAGTTCTAAAGAATTATGCCTCAACAAACGAATCTCAACGTAGCGCCATATTTTGACGATTTTGATGCCGCTAACGATTACCATAAGGTATTATTCAAACCTGGATATCCTGTTCAGGCAAGAGAGCTAACAAGTCTCCAGTCTATACTGCAAAATCAAATTGAAAAATTTGGTCTGCACTTTTTTAAAGAAGGCGCTAAAGTAATTCCTGGAAACACTGCATATACTAGATTATATTATGCAATCCAATTAGATAATAATTTTCAAGGGGTTCCTGTATCTGCATATGCAGATCAGTTAATTGGAACAAAAATTACTGGAGTTAGATCTGGTGTAACTGCTGTTGTTGATAGCATTATACTACCTGAAGATTCTGAAAATGGAAATATAACCCTTTATATTAATTATTTGGGTTCCAGTACAACAAATAACCAGACTCAAATATTTTCTGATGCAGAAACATTAACTTGTAATGAAGTTATTATTTCTGGACTACTTGGTAATACAACTATTCCCGTTGGGTCTGCTTTTGCGAGTACTATAGCATCTAATGCTGCTGCAACTGGATCTGCTTTTTCTGTAGAGAATGGTGTTTACTTTATTAGGGGTAGTTTTGTTAATGTTAATAGAGAAACTTTAGTTCTTGATCAATATAGCAATACTCCAAGTTATAGGATTGGTTTTTTCGTTGATGAAGAAATCGTTACTGCAGATTTAGACGAATCTCTTAATGATAATTCTCAAGGATTTAATAACTATGCTGCTCCTGGTGCAGACAGACTTAGAGTTAGTGTAAGTTTATTTAAAAAACCTTTAGATGACTTTAGTGATGATAATTTCATTTTACTAGCAACTGTAATTAATGGGGTTATTCAAACTGCTTCTTTACAGACAAATCAGGGAGGTGGATACCTCAATAAAGACTGGACCGATATTCTGGCAAGAAGAACTTTCGATGAGTCTGGTCATTATTATGTAAGACCATTTGATGTTTCTGTTGCAGAGTCACTAAACGATCAAGTTGGAAACAACGGAGTATTTAATGCAGGACAATTCACTTCTGGAGGAGCAACTCCTACCGATAATCTTGCTCTGTATAAACTCTCTCCCGGAAAAGCATATGTAAAGGGATATGAGATTGAAACTCTCAATACAACATATATCGATGTAGATAAACCGAGAACTACAAAAACTTTAGAAAACCAAAATTTCATTTATAATACAGGTGCAACTTTCAAAATTAATAGTGTTTACAGAGCACCTACAGTTGGAGTTGGTAACACTTTCGTTGTAAGTTTACGAGATCAAAGAGTTGGAGTTAATTCTGAAAGTGCTCCAGGAAAAGAAATTGGTCTTGCAAGAGTATATGACTTTAGACTTGAATCTGGAACTTATAGTATATCTAATGCAAATACAAACCAGTGGGATTTATCGCTGTATGACCTACAGACAACAACTGAAATTGCTTTAAATCAGGCACATACTTTAACTGTTCCTACTTTCGTAAAAGGAAATTCTAGTGGTGCTACGGGTTTCTTAAGACATCCTGTAAGTGCAGGAACTGCTGTTACTGTATATGATAGTAGGGGAACTTTTGTTGCTAATGAGAGACTCTCTTTTAATGGACTTGAAGATGGAAGAATTGCTATTGCAGTTACTGAAAATAAGATTTCTAACGTAAAATCTGTATATGGTTCTTCAAATACTTTAGATCTTGCTGATGGAATCACTGGAGTTAATACTTTTAGTGCAAATATACTTCAATCTAATAATTTTACAGTCGGTATTGCCTCTATCAGTCCCAAGTCTGGTGGAGTTAGTACGATTACTGCTTCAAATCAACTGTTTCCTGGAACAGTTATCAAAGAAAATGATTTAATTAGATATACTGATACTACGCCAGGACTAACTGAGGACCCAATTATTGCCAGAGTTACTGGTGTTGGCACTGCAACTGTTAGTATTGAGGGTGTTGCCACTGTTTCTGGAATTGCAAGTGGATTCTTACCTGCAACGACCTTAAATGTTACTGATTTGCAAGTTCTCAATACAGAACTTTCCAAATCTTCGGATAATACTTTATACACTCTTTTACCAAAACCAAACGTAGCAGCAGTAGATATTGCTGAATCCATTATTACTATTAGAAAAACTATCAGTGTTGATATTTCTTCTGGTCAACTCTCTGTTCAAGCAACAGCAGGACCTAACGAAACTTTCCTTCCATTTGATGATGAAAGATATGTTCTTATCAGATCTGATGGAAAAACTGAACAACTTAGTTCAGATAGATTTGAACTATCATCAGATGGAAAATCATTACAGATTAGAAATCTTGGAACTGATAATAGTGGAGCAACCCTGATTGCCACTCTAAGAAAGACAAATCCAAAGTCTAAAGTAAAAATTAAAAATAGAATAAAATCTATCATTGTTGATAAATCTAGACTTCAGGGATCTGGAATTGGAACCACTACATTGAATAATGGTCTTACTTATGGAAACTATCCATATGGAACTAGAGTTGAAGACCAATTAATTTCTTTAAATTCTCCAGACGTTATCTCAATTCAAGGAATCTTTGAATCTGTGGATACAAGTGCCGCTTCTGCTCCTAAGGTATCTCTTCTTAACATCATTAGTCCTTCTACAACCACCTCTGATATGTTAATCGGAGAAAGAATAGTTGGTCAAACTAGTGGTGCTGTGGCAGTAGTTGCTGAAATTGTAGATGCATCTACAATTTCTCTTATCTATAAAAATGAATCTGTACTCATTGAGGGAGAAACTATTGAATTTGATGAATCTAATGTTAGTGCTAGAGTTTCTACTTTAACCACACCTAGTTTCAATATTTCTTCAAACTACACATTCAGAACTGGTCAAGAAGATACTCTTTATTCTTATGGATCTATAAAAAGAAAAGTAAAGAGCAGCGCACCAGTAAACCAGTTAAAGGTTTACTTTACCTCTGCTTATTTTGATACGACTGATAATGGTGATATTATAACTGTAGATTCGTATAAAAACTTTGATTATTCTGAGGAAATCAAGACAGTTAATGGATATAGGACCAGTGATATTATTGATTTAAGACCAAGAGTTTCTGAATATAGTGTTGCTGAGAATGTTAGATCTCCATTGGAATTTGCAGGGAGAGTTTTTAATGGGGCAGGACAATCAGTTCAGCATATTTTAGCGTCTGACGAAGCTATTACTGCTGATGTTGATTACTATCAAGGAAGAATTGATAGAGTTTTCCTCTCTAAAGATGGAAGATTTCAGGTTGTTTATGGAACTCCTTCTGATGATCCGGTAAACCCAAATCCTATTGATGATGCAATTGAAATTTGTACTGTAGAATTGCCCCCATATCTCTTTAATGTTAGTGACGCAAAACTAGCATTTAACCAGCATAAGAGATATCGTATGCAGGATATCAAAAGACTTGAAGATAGAATTAGAAGTCTTGAATATTATACTACTCTTTCTTTATTGGAGAAAGAAACTGCAAACTTATTTGTTTCTGATTCAGAAGGTTTAAACAGATTTAAATCAGGATTCTTCGTTGATAATTTTTCTGGATTCCAAACTCAAGACGATAGTTTTGATATTAATAATTCTATTGACATAAAGTATAATGAACTTAGACCAAAACATTACACCAATTCGGTTGATATGATTCTTGGTCCTGTTGTTGACAGAGACCCGAATGCAGATTCTAGTGTTGCTGCTATTGAAGGTAATAATGTAAGAAAAGGAGATGATGTCTTAACTCTTGATTATGCTGAGGTTGAATATATTACTCAAGCATTTGCAACTAGAACTGAAAGCGTTACTCCATTCCTTATTAGTTTTTGGAATGGAACTATGGAGTTAACTCCATCAACTGATAGTTGGGTGGATACAACTCGTTTAGAAGCAAAAACTATCCTGCAAGAAGGTGATTATAATGAAACTTTTGATGCACTTGTAGCAAATGGGGAAGTTGACCCTCAAACGGGGTTTGGTCCAATTCTTTGGGATTCTTGGGAAACTAACTGGGGCGGCATTACAGATGAAACCACTACTAGGAGAAGAGTTATTAATAATGGTCCTGATACTATTCACACCCAGGGCCCTGGTGGTAGAGCTAGACAATGGAGAAGGAGCAGAACTGTAACTGATCAGGTTATTGAAGAAACTCTTATAAGTACAGTTCAAAGTGGTGTTCAATCTAGAAATGGTTCTAGAACTATTGTTACTGAACAATTTGACAACACTTCTCTAGGAGATAGAACTATTAGTAGAGATTTGATTGCAAACATGAGATCCAGAAACATTGAATTTGTTTCTAGAAAAATGAAACCCCTTACAAGATTGTATGCATTCTTTGATGGGATAGATGTTACCCGATATTGTGTGCCCAAACTTCTTGAAATTTCCATGAATAGTGGAACATTCCAAGTTGGAGAAACTGTAACTGGGTCAATTGTGAGAACAGGTCTTTCTGAAGAGTCTAATGAGACTTCTCCTAGAATTACCTTTAGAGTCGCTCAGGCAAATCATAGAGAGGGTGCTTATGATAGCCCAACAAAAACTTTCCGCGAAAATCCTTATACTAATCGCCCACTTGCAGGATCATATTCTTCAACATCAACAATTTTAAACGTTGATACTCTTTCTCTTTCTGAACAACCCCAAGGTAGTTATTTTGGGTATGTTCAGACAGGAATGACGTTTGTTGGAGAAACAAGTGGAGCACAAGCTACCTTAGATGATGTAAGACTCATTGCTGATTTGTCATCTACTATTATTGGTAGTCTTTTCATTCCTGATCCAAATAATGTCAACTTCCCTAGATTTGAAACCGGAACAAAAACATTTACTCTAGTAAATGATATTGATAATAATCAGGATTTAGCATCTACTATTGCAGAAGAAGCATTTACTTCTACTGGTACTTTAGAAACTGTTCAAGAAAATATTCTTTCTGTTAGAAATGCAAGGATAGAACAAAAAAGAGAATTCCAAGATAGAAACGTGGAACAAACTCTTGGTACGCAAGTAGTTAATTCTAATGTAATCAGTACACAACAAAGAACTCAAACAATTATTACTTGGTATGATCCACTTGCACAGTCTTTCTTAGTTGAAGACGAAACTGGTTGTTTCTTAACCAGTTGTGATGTCTTCTTCAGAACAGTTGATGATTTGGATGTTCCAGTTGTTTTCCAACTGAGATCCATGGATAATGGTCTCCCAACCACTAAAATTCTTCCTGGTTCTGAGATTGTTTTAGACCCATCTGATATTCAAACTTCTTCTGACGGATCTGTTGCTACAAACGTTCAGTTTAAATCACCTGTTTATGTTGAAGGTGGTACAGAATACGCAATATGTTTAGCATCCAACTCTACTAAGTATACTGTATATATTTCTAGAATTGGTGAAAATGACTTATTAACTGATACGTTTATCTCTAACCAACCATATCTTGGTTCTCTATTCAAATCTCAAAATAATACCACTTGGGAACCAAGTCAGTGGGAAGATCTTAAATTTACTTTGTATAGGGCAGATTTTGTTGAAAGTGGAAGTGTTGAATTCTATAGTCCAGAACTCACGCAAGGAAACGCTCAGATTGCTAAGTTACTTCCTGATCCTATTTCCATCGCATCTAAAAAAATTAGAGTTGGTCTAGGAACAACTGTTGCGGATTCTGGATATCAAATTGGAAATACATTCTTCCAAGATGGAACCAATGCTACAGGAGACCTGGTAGGTACTGCAGGTTCCGTAACAGGGACTCTTAGCGTATCTAACGCTGGCATAGGTTATACGCCTGCTAGCGGTTCTTATACGTTCGCTGGAGTCAACCTCGTCACGCTGACGGGTAGTGGTAGAGGTGCAACTGCAGAAATTAGTATCCTTAATGGCGGTATCGTTGCTTCTGGAGCAACCATTACTGCGGGAGGTTCTGGTTATGTAGTTGGAGATGTTCTTGGAATTTCTACCATCGGTATTGCCACCATCGGTAGAGATGCTCAACTCACCGTAACTGGAATCGGAGTTACAAACGAACTTATCTTTGATAACGTTCAAGGCAACTTTGTTGTTGGTGGTGGTAAGTCGATGAACTATTTCAACAGTGTTGGAGTCGCTCAGACATTAAATAATGATCTTCCTGGTGCTCCTGGTGGAGATGTTCAAATCGCATCTATTGTTACTATCAACGATGGTTTGCATATGAATATTAGTCATCAAAATCATGGAATGTATTTCACTGAAAATAGTGTTAGACTTTCTGGAGTGAAACCAGATATCAAACCAACAACGCTCTCTGTAGCGTATCCAGCAGACTCTACATCAGGTCTTACAGTTGGACTTGGCGCTACATTTGCTACATTTGAAAATGTTGGAGTCGGCACAACTAACTCAGGTTTACTGCTTATTGGTGATGAAGTAATCACATACACTAATGTGACTGGAAATACTATTGGTGGAAATATTGTAAGAGGTCGTAATCCAAAAACATATCCAGCAGGGACTCCAGTATTTAAATATGAATTATCGGGTGTAAGTCTTGGCCGTATCAATAAGACACATTCTTTAGCAGATGTAACCGAATCTGACCCCTTTACATTCGATTCTTATAAAATTAAACTCGACGTGAGTGGAAACACGGGAACTGCTAGAAATACTGATGTTGGATTTCCTCAGTTATCCCTCAATCGTTCTAAATCTACAGGTGGTACAAAGGTTAGAGCAACTCAGAATATGCCATTTGAATTAATTACTCCTAATGTACATAATATGACAGTTCCTGGAACAACCATTAGTGCTGAACTAAGGACTACTACGTCCAAGAGTTTCAGTGGAACAGAAGTTCCTTTCTTAAATGCAGGATTTGATGATATCATTATCAATCAAAAGAATTATTTTGATTCTCCAAGAATGATTGCATCTAAAATTAATGAAGATGCAAACTTAACTACAGTTCCTGGGTCCAAATCAATGAATATGAGGATGTTCTTGAATACTGTTGATACAAGACTTACCCCGGTTATCGATACCCAGAGAGTAAGTGCTGTGCTTACATCAAACAGAATAAATGATGTCATTACAAATTATGCAACCGATTCTAGAGTAGATAGTATTGAAGAAGATCCCACAGCATGTCAATACATTTCTAAGGAAGTTGTATTAGAAAATTCAGCATCTTCTATCAAGGTTATAATTTCTGCTCATATCAATCTTGATGCAGATATTAGAGCATTCTATTCTGTAGCAAACGAACCTGGATTTGAACCAATCTTCTCACCATTCCCAGGTTATTCTAACCTCAATACTAGAGGTCAGGTAATTGCTCCTCAAAATAATAACGGTCAACCAGATGTATTCATAGTTAAATCCAATACTCTGGCTCATGATTCCGCTCTTGTGGATTATAGAGAATATACATTCTCTATCGATAACCTGCCTTCGTTTAAAACTTATAGAGTAAAACTAAATCTAA